CATCTCGTCTGATGTGGGGGTGTACAGGCCGGTGGCCGCACCCACCCCGATGCGGGCGAAGTACATTTCGTCGTCGATGGTGTAGCTCTCGCGGATCTGGTCGATCATGCGCTGGCTGATCAGGCGCACCATGGGGCTGGCTACCTTGATTTGCTCGCGCAACAGGTCGGGCAGCGGGCTGGGCAGGGTCTCGATGCTGGCGGCAATTTGCGTGGGCTGGTCGGTGGGCAGCGCGGCGCCGTCAAACAGCACCACCACGGTGCGGCCATCGGGCAGCGTGCAAAGCTCTTGCGCGGCTTGCGCGCCCTGGGCGGCTTCAGGCAAGCGCAGGCTGTGGGTGGTAACTGCGTCGATAACACGACGGTAGGCGATTAAAGAGGTCATGGTGCTTTTCCTTACAAGTGGTTAAAAGGTGCCGTAGGCTGGCGGTGTTGCGGGCATGGCCCAGGATGGAGATCACGGATTCGAGCTTGCCGCGTTTTGCGGCTTGTGAAAAACTGAACAGGCTGTGTTTGCGGATGAACCGCGTGCTGCGCCAGGTGCGAAAGCCAACAAAGTTGATGCCGTGTTTGATTTTGTGCAGGCTGTAGCGCGACAACTCCAAACCAAGCCGGGTGGCTAAAAAGTGTTTGATTTCTGCCAGCGCCTCCACACAGCGTTCGCGCGTCCAGCCAAAGATCACGAAGTCGTCCACGTAGCGGCAGTACAGCCGCGCACCCAGCACACGTTTGATGAAGTGGTCCAGCGGGTTGAGCACGATCAACGCAAACATTTGGCTTAGCAGGTTGCCAATTGGGATGCCAAAAGGTTCACCATATTCTGCAAACAGCATCATCAAAGCGACCATGCGTTTGTCTTTGATTTTGTGCTCAAGCAGTTTTTGCAAAGCGGCCCGAACGATTCGGTAAAAGAATTTTTTGATGTCGAGCTGCAAGATGTAGCTGTCTGGCGCGCTGGCACGCAGCGCGGCTTGGGCATAGTCTGCACAGGCGTGTGTTCCCTTGCCCTTGCGGCATGCGTAGCTTTGGTCAATAAAGCCCGCATTGAACAGTGGGTAGGTCAGGCGGTAGATGGCGTGCTGCACCACCAGGTCGCGGAAAGCGGGGGCGTAGATGATGCGCTTTTTGCGCTCTTTGACCGGGAAAACGGTGTAGGGCTGGGGCCGGTAAGTGCCGTTGTGCAGCTCTTGGTGTAGGGCTTCGAGGTTGGAGCCAAGTTTGCGCGAAAACTCAAACGTGCTGCTTTTCTTGCGCTTGTCCTTTTTGGCATCCAGCCAGGCTTGGTACAGCGCATCAGGCGTAAACGCCTGCTCGAATAAATGGCCAACGCGCTTCATGGGAAGGCCCCCAGACGGTCGAGCACAACATGGTGCCTACTGGAATGGGGGCGCCCGGCAGATTTTGCGAAGGCTTGCGCCAAGCGCAGGAAAGCGCCTCCCTGAATCCCACTACCTGCTTTCGCAGCCTGAGGGCTTGAGTCGGAGGAAAAGCCATAGTTGTTGTTCGACGTGGAACGAACGTTGTTCAGGTTCCGAGCCCAGGGGCCCGCGATCAACGAGTTGTTCCAATTCGCACCGCCCATGACGCACAGCATATTAAGACGCCTCCCTTTTTATTCCCGCCACCGGGATACTCTTTTGGCCGTCTGATTCGGCCAAGGCCTTAGCCTTTTCAGCTTCCAGGGCAGCCCTGGCTTTGGCTTTTTCAATTTCCTTTTTTCGCCACCCGTTAATCATTCGGCCCATTTCATCAACCATGCGGCTGATGACCAGGTAACGGTGGGCGGCTACCTTGGTGCGGTCTTTTTCTTCGTCGCTTTTTGAGCCATCGGTGAATTCGAAGTAACCCAACTCAAACCCCACATTGATCAGCATGCGCACTTGCTCATGCTTTTTGTCAACGTTGTTGAGCGACGTTTTTTTCTGATAGCTTTTTTGAGCCTCAATGATGAATTCGTACATTTTGTAAGCGTTGTCACGAATCCGCTGGCAAAGCGCATGCCTCTCATACTGTGGGAAGTGGTTGAGATACAGATTCATTTGGCGTGCAAAGTCAACGAACTTGACATTGAGTGTTGCTTCGTCATGAAGGCCCATCGCTATCGCTCAGGCCTACAGGAAACAGGCGGAGGAAAAGCCATAGTCGTCGGCCGACGAGGAACGAACGCTGCTCAGGGACCGAGCCCAGGGGCCCGCGAGCAACGAGTTGTTCCAAGCCGCACCGCCCAGGACGCACAGCTCGTTAGGCCGCGCGTCGTACATGTAGTCGTCGCCAAACTTGTTGGAGCCGCCCACACCAGTCACCAGTGGAATGCCTGCGCCCGCCATGCCCCAGGCGGTGCCGCTGGTGGCGGCGCTGAGCACTTGTGATGCCGACCCAAAGGTTTTGTTGGTGCTTGAGGCGGTCAAAGACTCGTAGGTGGCACCAATGTTGGTGTACATGGCGGCCAGGCCGGTGGCGCCCCAGGCGTCGGTGGCCAGGGTGTTGCCGCTGGTGATGGTGGTGACATCGACCGCCGTGTTGAGCAAAAAGAAGCTGGTGCCGTCACTGGTGATGCCAAAGGGTTCAATGTCCCAAACGAGGCCATTGAGGTCAGCGACCCCGCAGTTCTGGCCGTTGTGGGTAGTTTTGCTGAAAAAGTTGGCGCTGCCGGTTTTGCCGCAACCGGGGTAAGTGCCGTTGCCGTCTGCCAGGTAGGCAATGGTTGCGTCATTGGCGTCACCCAGGGCGTTGTTGTTGTTGCCTTTGGGGAAGTTGGTGATGCCCGCAGCGTCGTACCAACCGCAGTAGGTTTGCCCCACGGCTGCTGCACCGTGGGCATTGCTCACCAAGGCCAGCGCGCCGCGCATGAACTGCGTGTGCGGAAAGAACTGGTTACCGCGGCTTTTGGCGGCGGCAATGGCGCCAAGGAAGTTGTTGCTGGGTGTTTTGCTGTTGCCGGTGCAGCTTGAAAACACAGCCGTGGCCAGGCTACCGCGCTGCGCACTGGTGAGCACAATGCCGTTTTTGATGGAGCTGGCCACGTTGCCGTTCAAGCTGCATTTGTACTTGTCGTACATGAAGCCGGGCCGGATGGCGCCACCGTTGTAAAACGCGCGGTGCATGGCGTAGCCAGCAGCGTTGGCAATGGTCAAAGAGTTCTCAAAGTAGGTGAACGGCTTGATGTCGATCTCATTGAGCGCCAGGCCGTTGCTGCCCGTGCCGTACTTGTACACAAAGTGCGGCTCGTAGCACATGATTGAGCCCTCGGTGTACTGGTAATTGCCATAGGTGTCGCTGGCCGGGTCTTCGGTGCCGTAGAGCTTGGCAAAGCCATCGGGCAGGTACGGCGCAATGCCAACCCCGGCGCCCTGCTGGCCCATAACGCCAATGTTATTGACTGTGCCAGCACCGGTTGACCGGCCAATCATGATGCCGTGTGGGAAGCTGACGGGCGAATTGTCGTCGGTGAAAATTTCAGAGCCATTGATGTACATGATTTGTCCTTTGGGTTGGGATTGGGAAAATTAGGAAACTGTCCAGGTGGCGTTTGCTTCGATGTGCACCGTTACGCCAGTTTTGATGTGTATTGGCCCGGCGCTGAATGCGTTGTAGTCGCCGGGCACCGTGAAGTCAGCACTGATTTCCCTGGGGTTAAGCCGTATTGGGCTGTCAGGGTTGGTGGCCTGGGCGGTTGACGCATAGGCAGCGGCCAGCGCGGCACTGGCAGCGGCTGCGGCGGCGTTGAGCGCCGGGCTTTCGGCGGTGACGGCGGCTTGGGCGGCGGCGCAGATGATGCGGTCAGCCTGGGCGGCGCTGGCATTGGCGGCAATGGCTGTGGCGTTGGATTCGATCCAGTTCAAAAACGCGGGGTCTTCGCTGCTGCGGGTGGCCTCCCAGGTCAGCCAGGCTTGCATGGCAGTGTCAAACGCGGCGGGGTCGCCACCGTAAATGTTGGGCGTGGTGGCGGGTGCCGGGGAAAGTGTGGGTATGGGCATGGTGGTCCTTAACGGTTGCCTGCAATTTCAAGAGACAGGGTGATTTGGCTATATGACTCAATCACCGGAACAGCGCCCGTGTAGCGGCCAAACACAAGGGCGCTCACCAGTTCGTATTGCCCGGGCGCGGCCACCCACAGCATGGGCTCGCCGATGTGGTCAGACAAAAATTTCATGAGCCGGTTGTAGGTGGTGCGTTCCACCACCAGCGTGCCGCTGGCACCCTTGCTGTAGCCACGCTCCACGGCCACCGGGTTTTTCAGGGTGTCAAGGTAATAGCGCCCCCGGTCTTCCAGCGGGTTGGCAAAGCCGTATTGCGCATGGCCAATAAATACCTGTTTGCCTATCACACACAAGCCACACGCGGCCACGGATGCCGGGGCGGTGGCAATGCTGATGGTGACGCTGCAAGTGGGGTTGCTGAGCAGGCCGGTGAACACGGCGCTGTCAGTTTGCCCCAGCGGATCAAAACAAAAGCCGTAGTACGTGCCGTCGGTGGTTTGCAGGGTGCGGGTCTCGGTGTAAATGAGGGTGGCACCGTCTTCGATGGTGATGGTCACACTTTGACCCACCAGGCCCATCAGGCCGATGCAGGTAAAGCGGCCCACTTCCAGCGTCCAGCTCAAGCCGCCGACGGCCGTGGTGGCGGTTTGCACACTGGCATCAAACATGGCCAGGCTGTTGATGGGGTCGCCCTTGGTCCACCACAGCGGCGAGCTGCTGGGGGTGTTGCCGGTGTTTGGC